AGTTCATTATTAAGAGCGCGTTCACCACCGGGTTCCATGTCCTCGGCTAATGAAACTGCAAGCATCTGATCTATTGCATCCTGCTTAGTTGTATGACAACCGATAACTTCGCCGTCATCTTTTATAGTTGCCCAACCTGAACAGTCAGGGGATTCATTTGTTATGAAGTACGGCATCAGTCCTGCTTAACTATTAGAACGTGAATGATTAGACCAGTTTCAGCAGCTACTGCCCATAGATCATCACCGGGGCCAATAGTAATCATTGAAGTCTGCGTTGCTACTGCGTGTATTCCTGTTGTTGTTGTCACGCTTGAATTACCAATAAAGATTTCTTTGTTTTGATTATGTTCGTGATTGTGAATGCAAACGTGTTGATTCATGCGATCAGGTGCAACTATCTGACGTGCAGTATTAGCAGTCAGAGTGAATTGCGCTGTTGAAATTGGCATTGACTAAACCTCGTATACAGACTCTGGATTTTCAGGGTCAATCTGAGCAATAGCTTGTAGCTGTGTAGACGGCAAGCCTGTATGTGTAATGCTTGGCAGACCTAACGCAGATAGTACGCCAGCAGGATCAAAACCACTAATGATAAGTTTCTGAGCCATAGTGACACGCTTGTCGGTTTCAACGAGTGAAGCAGCACCAAGATCCACGTTAGCCAAAGGCACACGATAAACGTCACCACCTGTAACAGGTCGTAAGTCCTCGAATCTGCGAATGTCATTAACTGAAAGAAAGCCTGCTTGTGAACCAATTGAATAACCATTCATACGAGTAGCAAAATCGCCACGCAATAAACCATCTACATTGAAGCGAATAAACGCGCCGTCTGGCAAAAGTGCGCTGTAAGCATCTTCAATCTTTGCAACGTATGGGCGCAGCGTGTGAGTTACAAAGTTTATGTTGTTCTGTTCCACCGATGCGTAAGACATTGCACCCGGTGTTGTAATTCCAATCATGTGTGGTGGAACTCTGAACATACGAGCCACTTCTTCAATCGCTAACTTGCGACTATCTAGCATCTGCGCTTCGTCAGGGTTTACGCCAGTTCTAACAAACTTTGCGCCACCTGTTAGCAGACCAGTCTTGTGTGCTTTACGGAATCCGTTATGGCGTGAGTTGAATCCGTCTACTAGCTGTTTGGCCTGATCGCTGTTTAAGCCTTGTGGCGTTTCAATGATTCCTGATGTGGTCGCGCCTTGACCAAAGAAACGTGAAGCAAAAGATTGCAACGCACTAGATAGACCTAGATTGTCTTTAAGTTCAGTAACACGCGACATACCGCGCAGATCGCCAGCCTTGCGCATCTCAGTTATCTGAATCATGTCGCGCTTGCTTACGGCTGTTGATTCATTTTCGTCAATGATGTATTCAATTTCACGAGTTACCTTATTGCGAGTTACACGAACTCGGTAAGGGTCAATTACAACTAGGTTAATTACTTGACCTGAGTTATCGCGGAACACGCGAACAAATGCGTTGCCGTCTAGCAATAGGGAAATAAGAACTTGCTGATAATGCTCTGAACGCAACAGGTCTACATCTGGTCGCTGAATCCATGCAGGCTGTGGGCGATAAGGAACGCGGTCACCATCTAATCTGCGGAAGGCATCAACTGGCAATGTGCTGATCGTGTCAGAGATTAAAAGAACGCAAGCATAGAAAGCGTTGATTTTAATTGCTTGATTCTGATCTATGTTTGTACCGGCTTCAGTTGTGAAAGCAAAGGAATCGCCAGCACCCCAGATAGATTGAAAGCTAATGGCGCGTTCTTCTTTGCCACTACCTGATAAATTTCCGAGCATTACTGACCCTTCTCAATCGCAATACCGATAAGCAAGCAAGATGCACCAGCAGCGACAATTCCTAATGGCAGGATAAACAAACCGAGTCCTATTGAGATTATTGCCAGACCTACTACTTGCAGGATAGTTGGGATCAACGCAAACTCCTAGAAACTAAAGAACTGGGGTACAACGGGTTCTTCTCTTGAAACAGTTGCCCTATCAAATCCTATGATACTAGCAACAGCCGCATCTATCTTTCGTGGCGAACCGCGATGCTCTTTAACAATTCTTGGGCCTAGCCGATCAGTCTTAACTACGGCGTTCTGCAAGTGCCTAAGCAATAGGGGATTACCGTCATGTGTCAGCTTGTTAGATACAACGGCATCATAGAATTTGGCACAGGCTGGAACCATGCGAGCAGGTGAAGTCGAAGGCCATTCAACAATTGGGAATCCTGCTTCATCTAAGACTTGCATTGTGCGTTGCCAACGGAACGGGTCACACGCAATTTCTTTGACGTTATGTGTGCCGCAGAATTCAATGATCGTGTTCTCAACTTCAAGAATGTCTACGCGCCATTCATCATCATCTTCAGGCTGTTTTTCCCAAGCCTTGACCATAAAGACATAGGGCTGTTCTTCTACCGTTACGCCAATGATTACAGAAGCATCACCACTAAACGAACCGTCAAAGCCCAAGACAACTGGCACATCTGCGCCAATCTCACGCTTAACTTCTAGCTGTTCCCACGCACCGTTAGGTAGCCATGCGGTCTGACTGCTTACCCATTGGTTGCATCGCTTGGTTCTAAACTCTGCTTCTGGTGTTCGCTTAACCATTGCTTCAAAATCTTTAGGATCATTTAGATCACCAAAGGCAGGGTTTGCTTGTTTCCAAGTTTCAATCAAGTGATGATCTGCATCCGCTTCTGCTTCCCACCAAGCCATAAAGAAACTTGTATCTACTATTTCCTTTTGAGCTACGCGCTTGCCGTACTGATAAAGGTTATACGCAATTGAATCTTGACCAGTTGAATCTGCTTTTACCCCGGCAGTTGTAAGTGCAATAAGCAACGGCTCACGCCTTGCGCCCATACCAAGTTGCATAACGTCAAAGAGTTCACGATTAGGTGCAGCGTGGATTTCATCGAATAGAACGGTTGTAGGCGAAAGACCTTCTTTGGTAAAACTTTCACTTGATAGAACGCGGTACACAGAACCAGTTGCAGGAACTTCAATTGCATCACGATAGACATTACAAATTTCAGCAAGTTCAGGTTCTGCTTCAATCATCCGTTTAGCATCACCAAAAACAATGCGCGCCTGATCCTTGTCAGCTGCACAAGAATAAACTTCACCACCAGCAGGCCCCATAATCAGCGACCATAAACCAATGCCAGAACCTAGTGCGCTCTTACCGTTCTTGCGCGCCATGCCAATTAGCGCGGTGCGGTGTCTAAACTTTCCATCAGTTCCAACTGCAAACAAATGCCTAAACAATTCATGTTGCCATTGGCGCAGTTGCATCTTGTCACCTGCATACCCGGCAACAGTTTCTTTAGTCTGAATAGCAAACGTGTCTATAAAGTCAGACACTTGCGAGCCACGCGATTTATTAAGCGCAGCTTTATTCACAGGTGTTAGCCATGTTGGTGGCCAAGATTCAATTTTGGCTGGCACGAGCCTTCAGTTCTTCTAACTTAGATGCGCGTTTAACTTCAGCTACCCCAAGCCTTGAACGGTCAGTTGGCGTAAAACCTAGCAAAGACAGGTTAGCTACAAGCTGCCTATCAAGCTCACGCAGGGATTTCCGTTCGTCAGGGCGGTTATTTTGCAGCACCTGAATACGTAAGTTACGGCGTTCATCCAGTAGCTCGCAAGTCATAAGCAGAATCTCAATGTCAGTTAATGGGCTTAACCATGTTTGACCCATACCCCAAATGCGTTCCCAAAGTTCTGTGCCTGCACTACCAAGTGGTCGGTTAGGTTCTGGAATGTCGTAAGCAGACGGCAACAGCACAAGTTCTTTCTGGTCTGGCAATGTACGTTTGCCGGGGTTGCCAGTCAATCGCTTTTGCTCAATAGGTTTTGGTGGTCTGCCACGCGGAGCCATTGTTTAGTCCTCTAACAGTTGTGCTTCTAGACCAGTTTGTTTTTCTAATCTATCAAGTATGACATCCACGTACTTTGGGTCTAGTTCAATTCCATAACCCGTACGACCTGTTTTTTCGCAAGCAACTAGTGTTGAGCCTGAACCTGCAAATGGGTCTAAAACAATAAATCCTTTTTTGCTTGAATTAGTTATTGCTCTTGCACATAATTCAATCGGTTTCATAGTGGGATGACCGTCTGCTTTTTTAGGTTTTGGATATTCCCAAATTGTGTCCTGAGTTCTATCTTCAACTCTGACTCTTCCTGATCCTTGTTTCCAACCATAAAGACAAGGTTCATTTCTAGAATGATAATCACCTTGACTTAAAACTAAAGAGTCTTTGACCCACTGAATCGTTGCTGGTTTTGCTTGCACAAATCCTGCATCCCTGAAAGCTCCAATAGCTTCATATGCGTGAATGTCAGAGTGCCACATGTAAGCATTTGAACCATCTAATAAAAAGTTGAATGAATGCATTAGTGCTGTTTTCAAAAATTCTCTAAACTTTTCACCCTTTAGGTGATCATTATTTACGCCCTCATAATCAACACCATAAGGTGGGTCTGTGTGAAGCATTTGTGCTTTTTCATTTCTTAAAAGTTTTTTGTATGAATTTTCATCTAATGAATCACCGCATAAAATTCTATGATTTCCAACTTGCCATAAGTCACCTAGCTTTGCTCTTGTAGGTGCATTGTCAAAAGACAAAGGCTCATCGTCATTTTGACCTGCTGGCGGTTCTAAATTCTCAAATCCAAGTTCCTCTAACTCCCAACCGTTTGCATCTAACTCAAGCAACTGGTCAGCAAGAACCTTGTCATCCCATTCCGCAAGTTCAGCAGTGCGATTGTCAGCAAGTGCAAAGGCGCGTATCTGTTCCCAAGTCCAACCAACTGGGGTGCGAGCAATTACAATCTCAGTCCAACCTAAAGACTTC